TATTGGCGGTCTAGCAATGAAGTTTACAAGTCCAGGGCTTTCCGGTGTACCAGACAGACTCATACTCTACAGAGGCTTTGCTTTCTTTATTGAACTGAAAAAGCCACATGGCAAACCCCGAGAACTTCAGAAGAAGATGGCCAAACGTATAAGAAGTCGAGGTATCAAGGTGTTCTGTATCTCAACCAAGGAACAGGTCAATGAGCTTGCAGCAATGCTTGAATCCGGTATCGAGCCAACGGAGCAGCACTTTGATCGAATTTAAGCCGCATGCCTATCAGAAGAAGGCTATCCAGTTCGGCCTGGATCATGAAAGATGTGGTCTTCTTCTTCCCATGGGTGCTGGAAAGACAGTAACTACACTTACGATACTGAATGAATTAATAGGTATCGAAGTAGCGAGGATACTGATCATAGGTCCTGTGCGTGTCATAAAGAGCACATGGCCAGATGAGATACAGAAGTGGTCTCATACTAAGGACATAAAGTTTTCAGTTGTTGCAGGCACTGCTACACAGCGTAAGAAGGCATTACAGGTGGATGCGCAGATCTACCTTATCGGAAAAGAGAATGTGACATGGCTAGTAGAACAGAATTTGTTCGATTTTGACATGGTTGTCATCGATGAACTTTCCACATTCAAGAATCCAGGTTCCAAAAGATTCAAGGCACTTCGTAAGATGATGCCACTGACTGAGCGCTTCATAGGTCTAACGGGTACTCCTGCCCCCAAGGGAGTGCCTGATCTGTGGGCCCAGATCTATCTTATGGATCAGGGTGAAAGACTTGGCAGAACATTGTCTGAGTTCAGAGCCAGGTATCTTAAACCAGGAAGACAGAATGGCCATGTCGTGTACGACTGGAAAGTGCGTGATGGCTGTGAAGAACTGATATACGAAAAAATCAGTGATATCTGCATGAGTCTTGATCAGAAAGACTGTGCTGAGCTTCCCCCTGTTCAGTACATCAAGGTCAAGGCCAGCATGACAGAAAAAGCCATGAAAGCATATACAACATTTAAACGTGAAAAAGTGCTAGAATTTGAGAGCAATGAAGAACTGATGGCTGTGAATGCAGGAGTCCTTTGTGGTCAGCTGCTGCAGATGACCTCAGGAGAGATCTATATCAAGGATGAATTTGGTGACAATGTAGGCACGAAAGTGATACATGATGCAAAGCTGAATTCTTTAGATGATCTAATTGAATCAGCTAACGGAAATCCGGTTATGGTGTTCTATTACTACCGCCATGAGCTTTCACGAATAAAGGCCCATTTAAAGGCTCAGGGCCTCAACGTAAGAGCCTTGAGCGATGAGAAAGATGTCCGAGACTGGAATAATGGTGAAATCGATGTCCTTCTGATCCACCCAGCCAGTGCCGGCCACGGCCTTAACCTTCAACAAGGTGGTCACATTGCCGTATGGTACACATTACCAAACTGGAACCTTGAACTGTATCAGCAGGCAAATGCCCGAATCTACAGACAGGGACAGAAAGAGAATGTGTCTATCTATCAAATCATAGTTTCTGGAACTATTGATGAGGATATGCTGAAGGCGCTGGATGAAAAGGATGTAACACAAAAGAGGCTCATCGAAGCCCTGAGGAGGTAGCATGAAAGCAAAGCTAATTAAACTGACTTCTGGATATGAGCATGGACTTGTTGCAGGAACCGGAAGACTGAAAAGGGATTACATCGGACTGACCGGTGAGATCATACGGAAAAGATGCTACAAAGGTGACATGGTCTCGTATTTTGCTTTGATGGACATCCAGTTTCCAGACGGAGCCCTGTTCTGCGTTGAACCGGAACAGGTCCGTATCCTGGAGGAGTAACATGAAAGAAAGTAAAGCTATAATACTTGCAATTGTCTGCAGTCTGACACTTGCCTTTCTGATATTCCTTTTCTACATCCTGATCACAAATATATCAGGACTACTCATTAAACTGTTTGCGTTCAGTCTGACTGGACAGCTGTATTAAGTATCGATGGACGAACTTCGATAGAAGCGATGCTTACTAGAATCATGGAGGTAAGCGATGACAAGAGAAGATGCAGTCTATATTCTGCAGGAATTAAAATCAATTCGATATTATCGAAACAAACTGAAAGAGATCCTAATCCTTCTACAGGACCTGACGGATCAGATCAATGATATTCAGACACCTCACTGCCCTTTAGGTGATGAAGGGGTCAAGACTGAAAACCACAAGGAAAAAAGTACGATTGTGAATGGGCTACTGTCTGATGAACAGGCGCTAATGGATGAACAGGCATTCTATATCAAGTGCCTTGCTAGAGCCGAAGGCTACTATAAAAGATTGCAGTTAGTCTGCAACGATAACGAAAGAGCCTTCAGTGAGGACTTCGTAAACGGCGAGCCCTACAGACATCTTGAGTACAAGTACGGTTACTCGAATGTCTATGACAAGATGATTCGGCTCATTTCAAGGATTTTAAAATAAAAGACTTAGGAAACTAAGCGTGTCAACAGAGTATAATGATACCGTACAAAAGTCGGGAGAGATAAATCTCGGCTTTTTATTTTGCTTGCCTGGGATAGGCAATCAAGGGCTTTTTCGTTTTCCTTTCACCTTGAGAGCCTATTTTGATTGTCTATCCGAAGCAAGCTGGAAAGTGAGGTAACGTATGCCAAAAGCAAAACATCCACGTGGGTCCGTTCGACTGACTGAGAAACAGAAGATCTTCGTCCATGAATACCTGAAAGATATGAACAGTGTAGAAGCCGTCATGAAAGCATATCCAAGCTACAGGGGTCGTCGTGATGCAGCTAGCAAGTATGGCTACGAACTGCGTAACATGCCAAAGGTCAAGGAATACATTGATCAGGTCATGGAACAGATCAAGGCCGACGATATTGCCGATGTGACAGAGGTCATGCGATACCTTACTAAGGTTATGCGAGGTCATGCAGAGTCTGAAGAAGTCCTTGTAGTTGGTGATGGCGAGGGTGTATCACACATTGAGCACACTTTAAAGAATCCATCTGAAAAGGACCGTTTAAGAGCCGCGGAGCTTATTGGTAAACGATACAGCATGTTTACTGATAAAGTGCAGGCTGATGTAGTCCTTCCAGTCTTTGAAGGAGAGGATGACCTTGAAGAGTAGATTCAAGGAGAAACGAATCAACATAGCCAAAGTCGTAGGTCGAGGATATAAGAAATTCTGGAACTTCAAAGGACGTTATAACGTGATCAAGGGTTCACGTGCTTCAAAGAAATCAAAGACTACAGCATTACGCTGGATCTATTTGATGATGAAGTACGATAAATCAAATTTGCTTGTAATCCGTAAAACATACAGAACCCTGAAGGACTCATGCTGGACGGACTTGAAGTGGGCTACACGAAGACTTGAAGTTGAGAGTCTGTGGTCCTTTAAGGAATCACCTTTAGAGGCTACTTACCTTCCAACAGGACAGAAGATCCTTTTCAGAGGACTGGACGATCCGTTGAAGGTTACATCTATTACAGTAGACTACGGCTACTTGTGCTGGGCTTGGCTGGAAGAAGCCTTTGAAGTCAATTCAGAGGCAGACTTTGATACCCTGGATGAGTCCATTCGTGGTGAGCTTCCACCAAACTTATGGAAACAATGGGTAATCAGCTTCAACCCATGGAACGAGAGACACTGGTTAAAAAAGAAATTTTTCGATGTCTCGAATCCGGATATCCTGGCACAGACCACGAATTACACTTGTAACGAATGGCTTGATGAAGCGGATAAACGCTTATTCGAAAATATGAAGATCAACAATCCACGACGATACAATGTCGCAGGATTAGGAAACTGGGGAATCACTGAAGGACTTGTTTATGACAATGTTCACATTGATTACCGGTTTGAACTGACCGACATGGTCAACTATAAAACAGTATGCGGTATGGACTTCGGTTACACGAATGATCCTACTGCATTTTTTATTGGATTCCTGGATGAGAAAAACAAGGCTTTGTACATCTGGGATGAACTATATGAAAAGGGACTAACCAATCGGATGATATATGACCGTCTCGTGTCAATGGGATACGGGAAAGAATCTATTGTCTGCGATTCGGCAGAACCTAAGTCAATTGCAGAATTGAGAGGCTATGGCCTGAGAGCAAAAGCTGCTGTTAAAGGTAAGGATTCAATATCGCATGGTATTCAGTACATCCAGGGCTTAACGATTTATATACACCCTAGATGTGTGAATTTTACAACTGAGATTCAGAACTACACCTTTGATAAGGACAAGTTTGGAAATTCAATCAACCAGCCAATTGATGACTTTAACCACTTGATGGATGCTATGCGTTATGCGCTTGAGAAATACGCAATGGGCAGAGTTACTATCAAGACTTTTAAATAGAAAGCGAGGTACCTATGAGTCAAGTTAAAAATAAGCCCTTTGTATTACCTGATCCACTGGTAATCGACGAAGCTATGGTGGCCAATGGTGTGTCTATGAACATTGTAAAGGCCTATATTGAAAAGCATGCAAAACGAATTAGGCGCTATTCTTATTTAGAGAATCTGTATAAAGGCTTTCACAATATCTATCAGCAACCTGAAAAGGAATCCTGGAAACCGGATAATCGACTAGTAGCTAACTTTCCTCGATATATTACGGATACCTTCATGGGTTATGCCTATGGTAACCCGATCAAGAAATCACATGAGGATGAAACTATTAATGAGGCCTTGAAAAACTTCGATCGTGATAATGAAATCACAGATCATGACTTCGAGCTTTTCAAGAATGTGTGCATTTATGGTCATGCCTTTGAGTACCTTTATCAGGATGAAGAACGACGAACGAAGATGACCGTTGTAAAACCTGATGAAATGTTCGTGGTTTACGATGATACGGTTAAGCACAGAGCCTTGTTTGCAGTGCGATATGGATATCATGATACCGATGGTGATTTATCGACTAAAGACAGATGGGGCAATCTGTATGGTGAAATCTTGACTAGAAACAGTATCGAGCGATTCGAAAAGGGTGTGAAGGTACCTGGTGAAGTTTACGAGAACCCATACGGATACATTCCTGTGGTCGAATACAAGATGAACGAAGAACGTATCGGTCTGTATGAGCCTATCACAGGATTAACTGAAGAATACAACCATACAATCAGTGAGAAAGCCAACGATGTAGATGCCTTTGCAGAAGCCTATTTAGCTATTCTAGGTGCCGAAGTTGATGAAGACGGGGTACAGAGAATTCGCGATGATCGAGTGATTAATATTTACGGTACAGATGATGCTAAGGATATCCTGGTACAGTTCTTAACCAAGCCAACGGCAGATGCAACCCAAGAGAACTTATTACAGCGTCTTGAACGTTTGATCTATCAGATCTCGATGGTAGCGAATATTTCGGATGAAAACTATGGCCAGTCTACCTCAGGTGTAGCCTTAGCTTACAAAACACAGGCTATGAGTAACCTGGCACTTGGTTTTGATCGTAAGATTGAGAAATCAATGCGAAAGAGATATAAAATCTTCTGTTCATTGAATACAAACGTTTCAGATAAAGATGCCTGGATGGACATGGATATCAAGATGTCTAGAAACCTTCCTAAAAACAGACAGGAAGAAACACAGACCGCACGAGATGCAGAAGGTATCGTATCAAAAGAAACACAGTTGTCTTTATTATCCTATGTTCCGGATCCTAAGGAAGAACTGGATCGAATTGAAAAAGAAAATGAAGAACAGATGCAAAACCGTGCTGATTCCTTTGATCCAAACGATTTGCTAATTGATGAGGACGAAGAGGATGAGCAAAAGCAGTAATTACTGGAGAAAGCGAGAGCGTGAATGGAAGAAAGCAGATTTAAAAGATGAAGCCGAGTACATTCAGGAGATCCAGGACATTTACAGTACGATGCTTACCCAGATCAACAAAGAAATTGAGTCCTTCTTCGTTCGATATTCAAACAAAGAAGGTATGTCAATGGCTGAAGCTAAGCGCAAGGCCTCTGATATCGACATAAAGGAATACGAGAAAAAAGCCAAGAAGTACGTAAAAGAAAAAGACTTCTCAAAAGAAGCCAATGAACAGATGAGACTTTATAATCTGGCCATGAAAGTCAATCGACTTGAACTTTTAAAAGCAAACATAGGCTTAGAACTTACCGCTGGCAGTGATGAACTTGTTTCCTTCACAAAGGAAAAGCTAGAAGGCGCCGCACTTGAACAGATTCAACGAAATGCAGGTATCCTAGGAGATACGATTGTTGATAATGCTAAAACCGCAAAGACAATCGCAAACTCAAGTTTTAAAAATGCTACATTCTCAGAACGAATCTGGTCGCAGCAGGATCTTTTGAAAAATGACCTTTACGGAATACTTTCAACAGCTTTGATTCAAGGCAGAAACCCTAGAGAATTTATTCCTAAGGTACGAAAGAGCTTCGATGTAACAAGGTACCAGGCCGAGCGTTTACTGCGTACAGAGCTAACCAGAGTACGTATACAGACCCAGGCTGAGTCTTATGAAGCAAACGGAATTGATGAATATGAATATGTTGCATGTGGCTTAAAAGATGTATGTCCACTTTGTAAAGAATTGGATAAGCAGATCTTCAAACTAAAGGACATGGAGATTGGCGAGAATGCTCCACCTAGGCATCCAAATTGCCATTGTGCGCTCGCACCACATTCAGACCGTAAGGAGTATGAAAAGTGGCTAGATGGTCTAGCAAATGGAGAACACAGTCTAAGGTTTGACGAGTGGAAAGAAAAACAGGCTTTGCATGAAAATAAAAAAGGACCAATCACAGTAATAACCGAATCTGCTATAAATAGGGTCCCACTTATGAAACTTACTAGACTTACTGAAAAAGAGGCTAAAAAATTACAAGCGATTCACAAGCGATTATTGGAAGAATCTAGAGTTCACAACCAATCAAACGAAGTAGGGTATAAAATGACTCCTGACTTTAAGCCAAAAGAAACAAAATATGGTTCTGATGATAAATTGATCTTTTCAAGTGTAAGTATTTCACCTAAGACTTATGTAGCGCACAATCATCCAAGAAATAATAGTTATTCTATAAATGACTTGCTTTTTTTCTATGAGAATGAGGACGTTCAGCTATTAACTATTGTAAAAAATAATGGTAATATAGAATTACTAGATAAGGCAAACTTTGATAAGGGTAAATTTAAAACCCTAGTACGACGAAATATAAAAAAATATACTTTTAATAAAGGTGAAATTGACTATGATAAAGTAATTAGTCAAACTTTAAAAGAAGCATCTAAGAAAGGACTGATAGAATGGATGAAAAGCTAAATACTAACGTGTTAGATGGGTCTGAAGAAGAACAAGAAAGACAATTGAAATTGTGGCTGGGATTATCACCGGATCAGTCATTTGCGGATTTGCCTGATATTCCAGAAAATCTTGAAGAGAATGAAAACTAGGTAAAGAAAGATATGGTAATAAAAATGGCTAGTAACGATATGCAGGTATTGATGTACAAGATTTTAAAGTATTTATATGAATGTATGAAACTTGGTAAAGAAGCAAGGCTAGAAGACTTTTCTTATAGCTCGGAACTGTTTGATGTTCCTAAAAGCTATTGGTTGGAAGTTATTTCCACATTAGTAACCCACGGCTACATCAAAGGGTTTAAGATATATGAAAACAAGTATAAAGACGTTAAATTCTATGTCGAAACAAATCCGCCTTTCAGGATTACCTATGAAGGTGTTATCTTTTTGGAAGAAAACAGTGGTATGAAAAAAGCTTCCGAATTTGTAAAAGATTCTTTTAACGTTGTGCTATCTTCTTTGCTAGGTGTTATTCTGTAGAAAAAGGAGATGTACCATGGCAAGAGATGATTATTTTGTAATTGTATATCAGGTACTTAAGTACTTATATGATTGCTTGAAAAAAGGCGAAAAGCCAGATAGAAGATATTTAACAAATGATGAATATTCTATACCGGAAAATTATTGGCAATATATAATTATTGGATTGTTAAAGGATGGATACATTGAAGGTATAAATCCTCAAAGAACAAAAGATGGTATTTGCTGGGGAGACTTAACCAAGGCTTTAATTACTCCAAAAGGTATTGAATACCTATTTGAAAATTCTATGCTTCAAAAAGTAAAGAAAACCCTGAAGGATGCAAAAGACATTATTCCAGGATTTTAAAAAATTGGGTCACTCAAACGAGTGGCCTTTTCTAATACCAAAATGAAACAGGTGATACCATGTGATCAATATAAAAATTAAACAGACAGAACGTGATTGCCTGATTGAAATGCATGGCCATGCAGGTTACGCTCCAAGAGGAAGAGATATCGTCTGCAGTGCTATCTCAGTCCTTTTCCTGACATTGGCCAATTCAATCGACGAAACATCCGATGCTATTTGCAGATATTACGATGAGCCTGATGAAGATAGCAAGACGTTGTATATCTCAGAATTAGACCTTGCTGGAGAACTAGCGCTAAGTTTCTTCAGAATAGGCTGCAAAGGCACAGAAGAAGCGTATCCGGAATACGTGGAACTGAAAGATGTGTAATCACAGATATGAGGAGCGTATTGAAAAAAGATATTATGATCGGAAATTAGAGTGCATCGTTGAAGTACGTAGTCAACGGTGCATTTTTTGTGGCCGATCAAGGCGGTACAAGGTGTATATCGCATCTCGTAGACTGCCAAAGTTTTAAAGGTCCAAACTTTGAAGACCTAAAAAGCTCATGGCGAGGGACATAACCTCATTAAAAAGAAGGAGATCAAGAAAATGGAAACATTAAATTTTGCCTTAAAATACCCATTCAGCTTGCAATTGTTTGCAGAACCGGAAGTGGATCCAGCAGCTGAGGATACACAAGAAACAGATCCAGCAGAAACTGAATCAAAAGATGAACCGGAAAAAGCTGCTAAAACATACACCCAGGAAGAATTGGATAACATCATTCGAAAAAGAGTTAAACGTGCAGAGGACAAAGCTCGTAAGGAAGCAGAAGAAGCTGCAGCCACACAGATTGAGAATGCTAGAACTGAAGCTGAAAAGCTAGCTCGAATGAATGAAGAGCAGAAAAGACAGTACGAAGAAGAGAAGAAAGCTAAAGAAATGGATGATTTGCGTGCAGAAAATGAACGTTTGAAAAAAGCTCAGGAACACGCAGATCTATCTAGACAAGCTGCAGATATGTTGCAGTCTGATCACAATATCACTGCTACACAAGACATTCTAGACTTCGTAGTTGGTGATGATGCAGATACTACAAAGAGTCGTATCGATAAATTTGTAGCCATTATCAAAGCCGACAGAAAAGCCGTTGAAGCCGAGAGAGCTATTGGAAAAACACCAAAGTCTTTTAACAATGGCAAAAATGAGCTATCAGAGTTTCAAAAACGATTGAACAAATACAAGAAATAAGGAGATTAAGAATATGAACAAAGCTTTATTTGCAAAAGCAAACCCATTTAATTTACAGATGTTCGCAGATGAATCAACAGCAGCACGTCGTTATGAATTAGAATTTAAAGAATTGATTCAAGCGGTATTCGGTGTGCAAGCATACTTCAGAGACATGTTTGTTGGTGACTTGGAAGCCTTAGACGGAGTTAGAGAGTCAGATACTGCATTTACAGTAAAAACTTCAGATATTCCAGTCGTAGTCAATAAATACAAAAAAGATAAAGATGTAGCCTTTGGAAAAGGTACAGGTAACTCGTCACGATTTGGAGAACGTACAGAAATCACATATGTAGATGAAGATGTTCCATATACCCATGAATGGGCATTCCATGAAGGAATTGATTACCACAAAGTAAATAACGATGTTGAAAGTGCAGTATACGACAGATTAGAATTGCAGGCCATCGCAAAAATTGAATTGTTTAACGCCTGGCATGGCGACTACATTACTGAGAATGCCGGAAAACAAGTTAAGATTACTACATTGAATGAAGTTTCAGTAATCAAAGCCTTCAATGATTTAAATAAATACTTTACGGATATCGGCGCTCGTGGAACACGTAAAGCTAAAGTATGTCCAGATGTATATGCAATCATCCAAGACTGTACTTTAACTACTTCAGGCAAGAAATCATCAGTAAATATCGATAATGGTGATGTATTACGCTTTAAAGGATTCGATATCGAAGAAGTTCCTACTCAACTTTTCGCAGAAAATGAATATATCAAAGCTTATATCGCAGGTATCGGTAAATGCTTCACAGGTATCAACACTGCCCGTACTATCGAATCAGAAGATTTCGATGGTTTAGCATTACAAGGTGCAGGTAAAGCCGGTGAATACGTTCCAGAAGTGAACAAGAAGGCCATCGCAGTCGTTAACTCAGATGCATCTTTAGGAAGCTTAACAGTTAACTCTGTAGAAGGTACTGCCACTGGTATGACTAAGATTACTGTTTCAGGAAAATTAGCACAGGGCCACTCATATAAATACAAATTAGATTCTAAAGAAACAACAGTTGAATTAGGTCAAAATGTACGTGGATGGTCTGCATGGGATGGTAAGTCTGAAATCAAAGCAACTGCTGCTCAGAAAGTAATCACTGTAGTTGATGCAGATGCTGCATACTGTGCAACTGCTAAAGGCTTTACTACTGTAACTGTTAAAGCATAATAAGGAGTAGAACATGTCAGTAATCGACAACGTAAAGATCCTTTTAGGTCGTGAAGGACAGGAAGATAAGCAGTTAGATGCTATTGTTGAACTGACACAGAGTCGTCTTAAAATTCTCTTAGGTTCTAAAACGGTTCCTGAAGAACTTGAGTATATCGTAACTGAAGTATCTGTATCTCGATTCAATCGTATTGGCTCAGAAGGATTATCAGGTCATGCGGTTGAAGGCGAGACAATGAACTTTAGGGATAATGACTTCAAGGCTTTTGAGGACGATATTGAAGCCTGGAGAAGTACCAACAAAGAACAAAAGATAGGAAAGGTCAGATTCATATGAGATATGACACTCCTATCTTTTTTCAGCATATTGTTCGAGGAGAATACAATGCCGAGACCGGTAATTATGACGATGATGTAGTTCCAGAAGATAAGGTATATGCATCTGTAATGGATACAAAGACAGAGACGATCATGCAAATCTACGGAAAACTTAGACAAGGCTCTCTAACAGTCCATATTCAGAATTCATATAACTATTCTTTTGATTTCATTCGTATTGGATCTAAAAGATACAAAGTTGATTACAGAAGGAAGTTAAGAGTAAAAGAAACCTTTATTCTTTCCGAGGTTCTGTAATGGGCGTAGTGAAGATAAAAGGTCTAGATCGGCTGCAGAAATCACTTAAAGAGAATGCGACTCTTTCAGATGTCAAGACGGTAGTAAAACAGAATGGCATCGAGATGCAGGCTAAAATGGTACGTAATGCTGTGTTTGACAGAGGCTACTCTACAGGTGCTACTAAGCAAAGTATCAGAGGTCAGTCAATCAATGGTGGTTTTGCCTACAAGGCAGGACCTGGAACACATTACAGTCCATATGTCGAGTATGGTACACGTTTTATGAGTGCTCAGCCTTTTGTCAGACCTGCCTATAACGACCAGAAAGTTATTTTCGAGAGAGATCTCAAGAAACTAGTAAAGTAGGTGAATATAAATGGATGCACAACAGGAACTGTTCAGCACTTTACTGGTACAGTTAAAAGAAGAATTTAAAGAAAAAGGAGTAGGTGTTTACGATGGATTTATGCCACCAGAAGGAACAGCCTACCCTTTTGTTTATATAGCAGACAGTCAGTTTGTTGATTCTTACGACAATAAAACCATGATTCGAGGCAGAGTATACCAAACTATTCATTTATGGCATAACAATTGTCGAGAGCGTGGTACAGTATCCGATCTTTTAAAGCAGATCAAGGACCTATCACGCAGAATTCAAAAAACGAAGAACTACTGCTGGAGAATCAGGCATATAGAACAACGTATATTGTCTGACAATACAACCAGTGAGCCATTAATGCATGGCGTTCTGGAACTTGAATATGAAATAACAGGAGGAACAAGAAATGCTTAAATTTGATTTACAGCTTTTCGCAGATGCTGTATTAGAAACAGTACAAGGCAGCGATATTGTATACATGTATCGATTATTAGAAAAAGCATCTAGCCAAGCTGCAAAGGGATTAGCCTTTACAACAGAAAACGAAGAATCAATGTCTGCAGATTCAGATACTACAGAAACTAAGGATGGCTTGGTAGCTAAGGCTGGAAGTGTATCTATTGAAATTACTGCGTCTTCAATTCTATCAAAGGGAGACACTTTGATTGATGATTTGACAAGTGCTTTGAAAAATCGTAAAAAAGTAGAACTATGGAAGATCAATATGAAAGAGCCAGAGCCTTTAGGTGCTGGAAAGAAGTATAAAGCAACTTATTACCATGCTTACTTAACTGAAAAGACTGAAACTTCTGCCTCAGACGATTTAGCACAATTGGAATTGACATTCCAGGTAGAAGGAAAAGGTGCGGATGGATATGCAACAGTTACTGCCGAACAGAAAGCTTTAATTGAGTATGCATTCCAGGATACAACAGCTCAAGCAGCTGCAAAATAGTTAACACAAATACAGAGGACGTACTGATACAGCACGTCCTTTTTACTTATTAAAGAAAAGGAGAATTAAAAATGAAACCATTACAACTTGAAATTAACGGAACCTTATATGACTTTACTGCAGACTTTGCCTTTTTACGTGAAATCAACAAGGGCATAAAAGTCAGTGTTGATGAGAACGTGAAAAAAGATGTCGGATTATCATATCAAGTATCTTTTATGCTTGCCGGCGATATGGAGGCTCTTGTAACTGTATTAATGGCTATGAACGCCGGACAAAAGCCAAGAGTAAAGAAAGAGGATCTAGAAAAATATATCGTTGATGTAGAAGATATTGAAGCTCTAGTAGATAGTGTGCTTGATTTTTTATCTACTGCGAATGTATCTCATACAATCGTAAGCAAAATGCTATTGGAGACAGGGTACATTCCGATGAAGAACAGAGCACCTCAGGAAGCATAGAAAAGGTTGATTTCAATGAACAGTATGAACAGATAGCGATTAACTGCTTTCGTTACTTTAACTTTAAAGACCTAAGTGAAGTTGATGCACTTACACCTAAGGAATATCGATTGAAGATTAAAGCACTCGAATTTGCAGAAGTAGATCAGCTTTATCATTTACACCTTCAAGCCTATTTAAATATGACTGCCCAGGCCAAGAAAAAGTCAGGCAATAAGATTAAAGAAGTATTTGATACCTTTCAGAAATTTTTTGATTATGATGCGGCTCTTGAAAGGTTATGTAGTGGAAAGAACACAAAGAAAAAGTCCATACTGGAACGCGTAAGCGAATTTATGAAAAATAAAGAAGAAAAGGAGAACTAGACGAACATAAGGAGGTACACATATGGCAGAAAGCTATAGCGTTGAAGCCATACTATCGGCTACCGATAAAAACATGTCGTCCACGTTCAAAAAGGCCCTGGGAGTATGTAATTCCTTTGGATCTCAAGTCAAGTCTATTGTAGCCGGTGTAGGTGTAACGAAAGCCTTAGGCGTCGCTATGAACACAGTGACCACATCACTAGATGGAGCTATTACAAGATTTGATACATTACACAGTTATCCAAAAGTAATGAACTCCTTAGGCTTTTCAACAGATGCTGCCAAAGCTTCTGTATCAAAGTTAAATGCCTCAGTGCAGGGGCTGCCTACTTCCTTATCCGATATCGTTAAGAGTGCACAGTCTTTAACATCTGTCACAGGAAACATGGGCAAGGCTACGGATACGGCTATTGCATTGAACCACGCCTTACTGGCCTCAAGTGCTTCTACTGCCGATGTTAGTCGTGCTCAACAACAGTATTCTCAGATGCTGGCCGTTGGCAAGCCTGATATGCAGTCCTGGAGAACTCTTCAGGAGACTATGGCACCTGCTTTGACTAAAACAGCTAAAAAGCTAGGTATTGTTTCAGGTAATACAACTGAGCTTTACAATGCTATGAAAAGCGGACAGATTACATTTGATCAGTTCAATGCAGCTTTGATTGAGTGTGATACAGAAGCAGGTGGTTTTGCCGAGACTGCCTTAAGCGCGTCTAAAACGATTCGCACAGGCTTTACTAATATAAAGTCTGCCGTAGAGAACACTGAAATGCGTATCATCAGTGCTTTTAATAACATTCTAGACAGTCAGGGATTTGGAAGCTTTGTAGATATCCTGGATAAGGTTAAATCATCTATATACAGTCTTTCAGGAGCCTTTATGGAGACTAAGGACGGTATCGATTATACATTTAAGCCTGCTATCCTACAGGACTTTATGAGTGCAATCAACACTATGAAGACAAAAGTAAGAAGTGCAATGAATGCCTTCAAAGATACAGGGGCCATTCAAGAAGCTCAGAAGGCCTTGAATAAATTTGGGCAGGCTTTTAATAAAATAGGGGATGCCTTGGCAAACTCTATGCTTTTAGAAACTATTGCAAATATCTTTGGTCAAATTGTTGGTACAGCTTCTTATTTTGCTGGAGAAATCGCAAGTCAGTTTTCAAGCCTGATTGATATCAATGGAATTACCAATACTTGTAATCAGGTAAAACAGGTTTTCTCTGACATGGCAAAAGCCTTGAAAGGTGCCTGGGAGAAATTCAGAGATACTGGAGCTATACAGGCTTGTGCATCTGCCTTAAGTGCTGTTAAGGACGCAGTACTTCATGTAATGGATGCCTGCGCTCAAAGTGGTGTGATCGAAAATCTTGCGAATGCCTTCGGTAAAGTTGTAAAGAATATTGCCGATGTTGTTAAAAAGATTGCCGAGTTTGTAGGTGCACTGGAACCAGGAACTATTCAGACTGCCTTTAAGGCCGTTACTGGATTATTCCTAGCTTTTAAAGGCTACAAGGCAATACAAAGTGGGGTATCTCATTTAAAGAGCTTTGGAAGTGCAGCTAAGAATGCCGGTGCTAATGCTAAAGATGCTGTTAGCAATGTAAAGAATCTTATAAGTGCTATCAAGGAATCCGCAAGTACAAAGAGCCTAGATCCATTGAAAAATCTCTTCAAAAAGAAAAAAGATGATTCAGATGAATCTGGGGGCAGTGTTCCAAATACAGGCGGAATTGACAAGATCAAGGCCAAGTATGAGGGTATCGCTAAAGTGGTTGAATCTGTTGGCAATACGATCAAGACAAGTATTGAAGGTATTGGAACGGCTATTTCAGGCATTCTTGACAGTATCACTCAAGGAATTTCCTTAGTAATTGAAACTCTAGGAACCGCTATCTCAGGTATTGTGACATCCTTAGGTAGTGCTATTTCAACAGCAGCACAAGGTATTGGTACCGGTATTGCGACTATCTTCAGAGGACTTGGTGAGGCCTTGGCTATGATTCCACCAACAACATGGTTAGGTATTGCTGCGGCCGCTCTTGCAGTAGGCGCTGCATTTGCTTTAGCAGGTTCACAGGGTGAAGGATTGCAGATGATCCTGAACGGTGTAGCTACTGTTGTGACTGCGTTAGGACCAGTGATTCAGACGGTCTTTGAAGGTATCTGTAGCACAATAGAGTCATTTGGAAGCATTATTACAACGGTATTCAGTGGAATATCAGGAGTTATTACTGCTTTTGGAGAAGCAGTCTCAGGCGTATTACAGTCTGTATCAAGTATTATTGATTCTATTGGTACGGCTGCCTTGAATGCTGGTAAAGGGTTCAAGGAATTAGCTAAAGGCATTCAGATTATTACAGGATTAAATCTATTGGATATGGGAGCTAGCTTAGCGGCAGTTGCAGCCGGTATAGGTGCTATATCTGCAGCTTCTGTAGGCATAGGTAGTGCTGGTACTCAGATGATGGCCCTTGTAACGGCTATCAGTATGGTAGGTACTACATTTGCCAGTACGTCGGCTACGGTGACGAGCTCATTGAATAGCATTATCAGTGCAATGTCTGCAGCTGAAGCTAGGGCTTCGACTTCAGGAACTGCAATGGGTACTAAGTTTACATCAGGACTTAAAGGAAGCTTATCAAGGGGCGTGTCTGTTGCAAGATCGTCATGCAATAACATTATCAGTGCATTCAATGCGTGTCAGTCAAGAGCACAATATTGTGGCCAGATGATTGGCCAAGGACTTGCAAACGGCTTAAGGGCAAGCGAAGGTTCAGTCAGAGCGGCGGCCGCTAGTTTGGCAGCTGCAGCAGATGCGGCAATTCAGGCCAAGGCTAAGATTGGATCACCTTCTAAAGTTCAGTATAAGAATGGTATATGGTGGGCCCAAGGTTTAGTCAATGGTATGAAGGCTATGAAGACAAAGGTCAAAGAAGTTGCTTCAGACATCTTGTATATGCCAAACATGCTACAACCGAACTTATCTTATTCAGGAATGACGACATCCTTGAATAGCGACTATACGTACTCAATGAGCGGCGAATACATCATTGAGGTGCCTTTAGAAATAGATGGTCGTGAAATGGCGAGAGCAACTGCTAAGTATGACCAGGCAGAACTTGCTAGATCACAGAAATTTAATAAAACATTGAGAGGTGTTAAATAATGCTCTATAACTTTGTGGACACAATAGACACAAAACCTCAGGCCGGTGTAGATTTGCCGGCCGAGGCAATGTGCTATGATGGTGTTTTTATTGAAAACGAAATAAAAGGCTATCGAACACTCTCAGTGAGTGGTAGAGAGCTGTTAGGATCTGAAGTTCTTGAGACCGAGGTTGATGGAATGGATGGAACTATATATAACTCTAAAAGACTTAAGCCTAGAACCATAACAGTAAAGTACCTGCTACAAGCAGATAGCAATTATGACTACAGACAGGCTTATAACAAACTGAACTCTTTACTCAATAAAGAACAGGTTCAGATAATTTTCAATGACGAATTAGACAAGTACTTTATAGGTACCAAACTATCAAACACAGAAGTTGACGCTGGCTCTAATTGTGTTATTGGAGAAATTGAAATTTATTGTTCTGATCCAAGAAAGTACAGTACAGCCCTGAAGGAATTTACAACGTCCTCAGGCTCAGTGACTGTAAAGAATGAAGGAACTTTGCCAGCAATTGTTGACTATCAGATTAACTGTACTGCAGAAACAGGGTACGTTGGAATAGTATCAACTGAAGGTGTCATGCAATACGGTAAAATCGAAGAATTGGATGGGGAAACCTATAAACAGAATGAGCACCTTGCTTCCTTAGACAGCTTTTTTAACTGTAAGGATGATACAAGTGGTACGGATGTTATGCATCCACAATATGGCGCAAATGGTGCCTTATTTGCTCATACGTGGTTTAACAATAGATTCTTAGGCTTTGGTAGTACAGGAAATAAAAAAGGCTCTGCTAATGGTGGCCTAAGAACTCTTGTATTGCCAGCAGACTCAAACGGAGACTCTAGTGGATCTAAAAACTTCTACTGTTATTTTCACTTGCTATTCTATGCGGGCTTGATGGGCCAAACGGGAGAGATGTGTATTAACTTCTTAACAGCAGACAACAAACTTATCTGTGGATGTAACTGGTATAAGACAGATGCAGTTGGAAATACAGGTCACTATGAAATATGGGCTAATGGCAAGGTGCTGAGAAACTGGAGCTATACAACGTCTCACCTACATACCCAGAATCCTTGGTACTGGGATTGGGGACATTGTGACATCTTAAAGGAAGGCGCGAATATACGTTTCTTCTACTGGGGTGGTTATTATAACTACACGATCCCAGAAATTGCAGATATGAAATGTGCGAAGATACAGGTTGCTGTTAAGCAGTGGGGAAACCGAGCGGGAAATCAGTTTATGACTTTCGCTGGCTTTAATGTGATCAACTTCTACAAACAGCATGTCAGCAAATGGAGAGATGTCCCTAATAGATATCCAGCAGGCACAGTAATCAATATCGATGGAGAAACATCGCATATATACGTAAACGGAATGGATAGGCCGGGCGATGAAATTGTAGGAACTCAGTATTTTAAAGTTCCTCCAGGAAAAACAGATATCAAATTTCATGTTTCTGATTTTTGCAGGAAACAGCCTGATGTAACTGTTCGTATTCGGGAGGCCTGGTTATGACAGTATTACAAAAAGTCAGAATTGCAGTATTGGATCCCTATGGTACCGTACTTGCACATTTGGATAATGATGTTGATAAGGCGATGCCATACTGGAGTGATACGTTACATACATATTTAAGTGGATCTGCATATACTTTTGGTTTTAAAACACTCACAGCGCATGAAGATGCTAAATATCTTGTTGAAGGAAATAAGTTGTCTTTCAAGTACAAGGATAAAGGATATCACTTGACGATTATGAACGTTGAAAAATCAAGAAAGACTGTAATTGTCGAAGCATATGGACTTAGCTTAGAGCTAACAAACGAACAGATCGATGCTTATAAGTCGCCAAGGGCCATGAGCTTTGTTGAGTATATTAAGGCCTGGGGCTTTGAGCGCTCCTTTACAGTTCGAGTCAATGAGGTGTCTAACAAGTCAATTCGTCATGATTGGGAGGGTACGGCCACTGTTTTAAGCCGCCTCTATTCATTGGCCAATGTTTTTGATGCAGAGCTTGAGTTCATTACAGAATTGAACGATGACTATTCATTAAAAGGCGTAACTCTGAACGTTTATCGTAAACATTCCGGTTCGAATCAAGGTCTTGGAACAAATCGTACAGGAACTATTTTAAGATATCCTAATGACATCCATTCAATTGTAAAGACCAGTGATATCACTGAGCTTTATACAGGTATTCGGCCAACTGGTACAGATGGGTTGCAGTTAACATCATTAAATGGAAAAAAAGAATACGATGCAAATGGTAATGTTGAGTACATGGTCAGTGGTAATAATCTTCTAGCACCTCAAGCTAGAGACCGGTTTCCATCGACTCTTTTAACGGATCACAGTAATGATATGTATGCCGTAGAGATATGGTCCTACGAAACAAAGAATGTGAATACTTTATATGGCCAGGCGCTAGCTGAGTTAAAGAAGCATGTCAATCCTATTGTCACATATGATGTAGATGCCTACATTGATGCAAATATAGGAGATACATTTACGATTGAGGATACTGAATATGCGCCGGCTATGTATCTGCAGGCTCGAATCGTAGAGCAGGAGATCAGTTTTACCGATAGAGACAGATGCAAGACAACTTTTGATAATTTCACAGAAGTGGCTTCAGGAATTTCAAATGAATTGATTGATGAAATGAATCGATTGATTGAACAGAATAAAACATATCAGCTAGTTGTCAGTAGTTCAAATGGCACTGTTTTAAATGAAGATATAGAACGTACTGTTCTTGTGGCCCTTGTAAAAGATAATGGCAAAGATATCACGGATCAGTTCAAAATAAACTGGTACCTAGATGGAGAACTTGTATCAACGGCTAACTCGATCAATGTTGAAAAATCAAGCTTGAATCCAAGTTTGACATACCATGTTGAAGCTGTTAACGACAAAGGTGTAGTGAAAGCTAGCTATGAGCTGACAGTAACCAAAGTACAGAATGGTACTAGCGTCTATATTAAGAAAACGATTGTCACATATGCAGTCACAGATACGGCACAAGATAAGCCTATAACAGGATGGCAGACTGAATTTCCAGTTGTTCCTTTAGGAAAGTATTTATGGGTCTGTACTCAGGTCTTCTATAGTGATGGATCTAGTACAGAAACCTATTCTGTTTCTCATAACGGCACCAACGGAACGAACGGTAAGGACGGAAAAGATGGGGTTGCGGGAGAAGCTGCTTTAAGTTTTAAACTGCTATCTTCGCAGGGTCAGATTTTCAAGAACAAGTCCATAAAAACAACTTTGGCTCTTGAAGTCAGAAGAGGCTCTAAAAAGCTGACAAGCTCTGAAGTAAAGAATCTGGGAACTGTTCAGTGGTTTAAAAATGACACTCGGCAGACTGGATCAGATCTAACTTTAAGTGTTTCAGAATCAGATTCAGTATTGAATACAAATTACTCAGTACAGGTTATTAACGCTAAAAATGAAATACTTGGCAGTGATACGATATCTTTAGCTTCCGTTACGGATATCCAAGGAATCTATCGCTTTTATCATTTAGGCCCGGATAAACCAGAAGTACCAACTTCATATCCTCCATCAGATACTGTATGGAGTCGTACTGAGCCTGAGTACACTTTAGGAAATACGGACAACCTTTACTATGTAGACTGTACCGTTTTTGTCAATCTTTCATTTAGCTACGGACTTGTACAGTTATCCAGTGACTATGAGGCATCTAAAAAAGTGTATGCAGATGCACTTGCACGTATTGATAACGCAGTAAAGATTACAGACTCACAGATCGGCAAAGAAAAAGATGCTCTTCGAACTGAAATATCGGAAAAATACTATGATAAAGAAAGCCTAGACTCACAGTTTGGTGAAATCTCAACTAAGCTAGAACAGACAAAAAATTCGGTCAACATTGAGTTTACGAACTTTAAAATGGATATTGATGAATCAAAAAAGCAAAATATTGCATCTTTTAATGAGATTCATAAATATATTCGATTTATCGATGGAAATATTTACATTGGAGTCGAAGGTAACCCTATTCAATTGATTGAAAAGAATGACAGACTATCATTTGTTCAGGGAGGTGCCGAGGTAGCTTATTTCTCAAATAATAAGTTGTATGTAAATGATGGACAGTTTAACAATACCTTAAGAATCGGTAACTTTGAATTCAGTCCAAGGCCTAACGGTTCTCTAGATTTTAAGAAATGGAGTGGTAACTAATGTCAAGCATTACAAAGGAAATAAACATACCTGTATGGTATACATATGGCCCTGGCTGGACAGTATCCAGTCAAGGGTGGTGCAAGATTACTGTAACCCGTAACTATGGGGACACATACGCTACGGTTACTCCATACTGGGGCTATTGCTCTCCTGGTGGAGCTTATGCATCTGTTGACTGCTATATAACTGCTGGAAGTGTTTCTCAGAAATCTGCTACATTTGGTGCAAGCACACACAGTGCTGGAGCTTGGTATTATGCCTCAGGAAATTCATTTAGGGTTCCTGTTGATGATGGTGCTGGAGATTTAGGTGTACGTATACAAATGCACTTCAACGATGGTACTTCAGGTCAGGACTCTTCAACGCAATCGGCAAGTTTTGAGTATGGAACACGTGGAGAAACTACACCATCTCTTTCTAAGTCTAGAGTAAATATAGGTGAAAATGTAACAATCACAATGAATCCTTACAGTTCAAGCTTTTCGCACAAGTTATATTACAGCTTAAACAATAAGGATCTGATACACATAGAAGACTTTTCGAAAGGTAAAGCCACGAAAACCTGGACCTTACCTACTAGTTTAGCAGAATCCATTACCACTAGTACTGAAGGAACTGTTTATATTGTCTGTAAGACATACAACGGCAATACCCAAGTCGGTGGTGATAAGAGTGTTAAATTGACGGCCGTCGTTCCAGACGACTATGTTCCAAGTATATCAAATGTAATAATATCGGAGCTTACTGCAGGACTTGCCGATAAATTTGGTTGCTTTGTCCAGAATAAGTCTGGCTTGAAAGTTAAAACTGAATGTTCAGGAGTGGCAGGGTCTTCTATTAGTTCATGTTCTGTAAAAATTCAAAACTGGACATATTCCGGAACGACAATCAGCTGTAGTTTGCTATATGATTCGGGACCCTTGGACATTGATATCACGGTTAAAGATTCTAGAGGGCGCAGTGTATCGACAACAAGAACAGTACAAGTTTACCCTTACTCAAGCCCCATGTTGTATAAAGGTCTTGCAAATCGTGCAAATACATCACAGGAACTGGACGAAGAAGGCGAGAATGTTCTTTTCCAATTTGCATATGCAATTTCACCCGTAAACGATAAGAATTCAGCGTCTCTAAAGATTCAGCAATACGACAAATCTAGCGATTCCTGGAAGACCTTGATTGAATATACGGATTACAAAAAAGGTTCATATAGTAATACATCGTCAGGACCTAGTATAGATCTTGCTAATTATATGCCGTCTGTTATATATGATAGGAATGAAAGCTTTAATTTCAGATTTGTTGTGTCTGACTACTTTGCAACTTATACCACAGAAATCAAAGTTCCAGTCTCATACGCTTTGTTAGAGTTTGGTATGAATGGTCACTCTTTAGCTTTTGGAGGAGCTTGCACAAACACAAGGGATCAAATCGATATGCATATGAATATCAATCTTATAGATGGAGATATTTACAAATCTGGCAGTCCTTATCATAAAAGAATATGGGATAACATGTATCCAGTCGGTACGGTTATCCTTACTACAAGTGAAGCTGCTATTGAAATGGGGGACTATCCTCTATACAGTCATGCGGGATCCTGGAGACCTATAGGCTCGTCGATTTTGTTCGGGCATAAAATATATGCTTTTGAACGATATAAGTAGGAGGCTTTATGCAAATCAAAGAAATTGTACAGGGAGAAGCCTTTAATGAGGCTCTTATCATAAAAAATAACGATGGAACTCTGTTTATTCCTTCCAAGGATGAAAGAGTTCTTTTTATGTTAGAAAGAAACGAGAAGAAAATATTGTCCTTTGCACTGGTAGATATGTGCATTCAATTCAATACAGATTATCTGTTACCTGGAATCTATGACTACAAGATCCAGATTGAAAGAAGTGGTGATATCATCTTTTCTTCTCGTAATGCTTTAAAAATTAAAGAAAGGAGCTAGCTATGGAGTTAACTCTAAACGAAAATCTAAGTACACAGTCGCTTGAAAATGAAGATGAAGGCTATGTAACTGTAGATCCAGATACACGTAAGTTGATATTTCCAAATGAAAACTTTTTTCTAGGTGTCAGCGGCGATCAGGATTCTAGATTGATTCATTTTAAATTTGTTGACAATGTCACGGACGCTATTAAGTTAAGCGAACAGGAAATCCAAATCAACTATTTAAATGCGAATCAGGAAAAAGGATACGATGTAGCACTTAATAAAAAGGTACAGGATGGTTATTGTTACTTCGACTGGAAGCCGTCCTCAAAAGTGTTCCTGTATGCAGGTGATGTCAATTTCCTAGTCTGTGTACGTTCAAAGAATGAAGTAAGTGGATTTAAAAAGACAGACTGGAATACAGTCCGATCAACCCATACTGTTCCAGAAGGAATCGAACCTGATGAAGCTCATGTAGACGAACAAACAGATGAGACTATCACAAAGCTTTTGCTCAAAATAAATGAAGCAGTAGCGGCATCTGCTAATAGTGAAAAAGCCGCTAAAACGTCTGCTGATCAAGCCAATGCCAGTGCAAGTGCGGCTTCTGCTTCTGCTTCTTCTGCTAGTAGTTCTGCAAAAGGAGCAAGTACTTCAGCCACTAACGCAGCGAACTCGGCAACTGCCGCTTCTAACTCAGCTAAGAAGGCAAGCAACTCTGCCGGAGCTTCGGCTACTAGCGCGACTAGTTCTAAGAATAGTGCAGATGCTTCAGCGGCATCCGCTACCAAGGCCAAGGCTAGTGAGACTGCAGCTGCAAAGTCGCTTGAAGATTTTAAAAACAAAGAAGATATATATCAGAAATTAGCGGCCTTTGACAGCTTAGGTCTTTATGTTGATGAAGGAGGATATCTATGTCAGAAATGAATAAGAGAATTGCTACAGAGGCTACGCTTCAACGTGTAGCCAGTGCCCTAGAAGCAGTGGTTCCAGGCTATGAAAAATATTCTGCAGGGTACTTTGACAAACTTTTCTCGTCTATGAGAACCGGAAAGGTCTACGGAACGAAGATCTGGAAGTTTGCTTCAAATCCAACCAGTGCCTGTGAAAAGACTAGAGATAACACTGGACTTGTTTGCCAGCCCAGTACAGATACGGTTGAAGGTAAAGACGACTATGCAGACATTCCACTATTCCAATGGTACGAATGCAACTATAAAAGATATGATGACGGCTTTGCCTATCCTACAGCGATGTTAGGTGATGGAGCTTATCAGGAGACTGGATCCGTTGACTGTGGATCCCTACAGATGACTTTCTATTATAAAGAGATTGAAACGGAAGCTTATACAGAGTTATTGATTTCAGACTCGCCAAACCATGCTTTAGGATTACAACCATGGTGCATGGCAAAGCGCGCAGATGGAACAGTGATGCCTTACTTTATACAGTCACGTTTCTTTAGTGGAATTGCCTCTGATGGACTGTTGAGATCTCAGCCAGGCCTGAAGCCGGAAAGAGACCAGTCTTATTCAAATATGATTACGAATTATCAGAAAAAGGGAAAAGGATACTGGGGCGCTGGATCAAACCGTATGACCTTTGCACAGATCTTCTTGGCTATCAAGCATGCACAAAAGAATGTGCAGAAAGTGTTTGGTGGGTGTACGAACTACAGTGTTCAGTTAAAGGCATCCGTGGAATCTGCAGATAAGCATAAATACTTTCCTGTTAGTGTAGCAGACAAAGATAAAGTGAAAGTTGGATCTTATGCATCTGTTGGTTATGCAGCAGCATCGAATCTAGATAGAAGTGTAAGCACGTTGCATGCATACGCGGATGACGTACTTGTAACAAAGGTAGAAAAAATAAGTGACACAACCTACGGTGTTTACTTAGACTGTGAGGCCTTTGCGACAGCTCCTGTAAGTGGAAATTCAGTGTACTTAACGAGTATGCACTACAGAGCAGGGACTACGGATGCAGTAATAGGTCATCACGATGGCTCACCTGTATCAAATACAGACTCTGCCCATCCATATCGTATCCAGGGAATCGAATATCACGTAGGTGGTTATCAAGTAGCTAGTGATACAGTAATGTTCTTCAATGCAGACAGTTCTAAAGATGTTTACTATGCACCAAGAGGAACGGATCATACTACAGATGAAACAAAAATTAAGAATACTTATAAGAAAGTAGGAACAATTCCAAATCCTGACAAGAACGGAGCCGACTTCTGGATTGGCGATGTAGCTCACTCAGAAGGTGTATGGTACCCTTCTGCAAAGGGATCAGGAGAAGCACAGGGAATTGGCGATATGTGCTGGGCTGGAGGATCTCAAACAAGTGGATCCAGAGAATACCTTATGGGCGGTTATCTCGGAAATGGCGGTTATGCTGGTCTTTCTTGCCTGGATTGCGGGTTCGGCCTTTCGGATACCTGGTGGTACTGTCTCGCGGCCGATTGATTTTGTTTCAATCGGGGGAT